CTTCACAGAGTCCTATAACAGAATGTAAAAGGTCAAGTTGTGGTATCTTTGTATTATTTTGTGTAAAACTTTCTACATTCTTCTTCTGAAAGTCATTATACAGGTCGATGGGTATCATAAAAGTATTTTATTAATATTATCAAATAAGAAATAAAAATTTTCCCACCTAAAATATAAGTGGGAAAATTCAAAATAAATCATGAGTATTTAAAACAAAACTATTTTGCTTCTTTAACTTCTAAGGATTTTGCTTCTTCTTTAACTTCTTTTGGAGCAAGTTCTTCTTTTACCTCTTCCTGTACATGATCAGGTTCTTCATTTGTTTCTTCTACAGCAGTAGTAGTTTTACAAACAAGTCTGTCTGAATCAAATTCTGAGAACATACCACTCCAGATCAAGATGTCTGCTACTTTTCTACCTGCATTATCACTTTTGAAAATTCTTGAAAGTGAATGAATAGAAATAAGACTACCCTCACTAAGAGAAACTCCTGCCTCCGAAAGTTTAGGTAAGATTTCTTCTGTTACAAATTTAGCAGATGAAATTACAGATTGTTCAGTTATATCTGCGTGTGTTTCGTGAATTGCTTTAACGATATTATCCATAAGTATGTATATTTAAAAATTAATTTTATTTAACAAGGTAAGAAAGTTTTACATCTTTATTTACATAAATGTCTACAAGACAGATATCTCTATTTGTACCTTTAACTATGTTCACTTCTACTGATGTACCATAGTACTTAGAAAGTGTACAATACTCTGAAATAGAAGAAGTAATAAGAGATTTTATTCTTGTAGCAGATATCTTAGTGTCAAAAACATAATGTTCGAGATTTAGATTCATTCCAGGTGCACCCAGTATCTTATTTTCATTTTCAAGGAGCATAAGAATTTGTTGGATATAAAGAGCAAGTGTAGAATCTTCAAGAATTTTATCTTCAAGTTCCATTGGATCTTCTTTTGTTCCTCTAATGTATAAATCTCTTGTTATCATGTTTTTAATAAGTAAGTCCTGGATGTGTCATATCTACTCTATCTCCCATATAAAGTTCCATAGTATAATCATTAAATCCAAATTCACATTTAAAAGTATCTCCATTTAGATTTACCTGTCCACCATCAAAGTTGAGATCTCCTATACTTTTTGGATAGATGTTTGTATATGTATACTTGGCTATAAGATTACCATCATCTCCTATTATATCAAGAATTATAGGAGGTAAGAAGATGCTTTTATCTTTTCTACGGTTTACATCCATATAAAGAAGAATAATCTCAGTCATTATAAAATAGTTTATACAACTATTTTTAAGTTTAAATTCAATATCCAAAGAATTAGCATTAAGAAGTTCTGTTGGATTAAGTCCAGTAGTATGTGTAGTCTTTATCCCAGTTCTTGAATATTGAACATTAGACTCTGGTATAGTAAATCCAGGGATAAACCTATTTGCACAAATAGTCATGTTCAAATATTCAACAAGTCTCCTAAACATAGGAGACTGTGAATCTATTATAGGTTTATATTTTTTCTCTATTTCTTCATAGACAAAATTCTCTGAAAAATAGAGTCTAAATCCTGTATTTGTAGCCGAGTCTATCATATTCAGGTATTTACTCTTCTACATTTTCCTTACTTTCTTCTACATTGTAATCATAAATTCTGATATCAAAATTTTTAAAACCATCAAATTGTGGTTTTTCTTCTTCTATTCTTCTCTCAACTCCCATATTTACATTCTTCCTCTCAAGATATCTTTCTTTTCTAAGTTCAAGATTGATATCAAGATAGATGACACACATCTGCTCTCTAAGTGCAGGAGGGAATTTGTTAAGTCCTCTTGGAGAAAGAATAAGAACATCACTCCTTAAGTATTCTTCAAGAGTAGTAACATAGAAATGTCCACCAAAGGCATCCCATTGAATAGATTTGTTAAAGTTAAGAAGTTTTAAAATATCTCTTGGAGTAGTAAAATGATAATCTACACCATCTACTTCTCCTATTCTCTGTTCTCTATCTGTATGTGAGACACAGATTTTTCTACCTATATTTTTAAGTTTCTCTGCTAGGTAGTTTTTTCCGCTACAAAAACCTCCAACAAGGACAATTTTCTTATTTGCAGGTAGAATAGAAATAAGTTTTTCTACTTGAAAGTTTCCACCTTTTTCTATTTCAAACTCAGTTTGCATAAATTCATTTCTTGAAATTTTCATAATTTTGTTTTTAATTAAAGACAGACATAAGTGATTTAAAAAGTAAAATACCTGTAAACATAGAGAAGAAGAATGTAATATAAAATACAATTGAATATTTTGGTATTTTAAAGAATAAAAGTTTCTCAAAGTATCCAAGAAAATCATCTATTGTCATTTCATCTACTATTTCATCTCTAAGAACTACATACTTGAACAAAGAATCATGGACTGTATAATATGTTCCATCATCTACTGTGATAGTTAAATGATCTTTTATATAGATAGGAGCATCAAGCTCATCTATCTTAGAATGGAGATCAATAACAATATCATCTCTATCTTTTGACTGTGTTCCAAGTTTAGGAATAACTCCAATAGTTGAATTTCCAGTGTATGAGTTAGCCTTAAATTGGACATAACTGACATCTCCAATAGTGACAAAGTTTTTGGGATCAAGTTTCCCAGGATCAAGTATTGTAGGTATAACTTTATACATTTTTATTTTTAAAATAATGTTTGATTTTTATTTTTATTAGGCATCCACATCTTGGCTTCCTTGTATTCTATGATAGATATACCAAGTTCAGTAGCCTTTTTAATTTTACCACTTAGACTGTCCTTTGATGCACATATTACATAGGAAGTAGAAGAAGAGACAGAAGTAGTAACCTGTCCACCCTCACTTTCTAGGTATTTTTCAAGTTCTTTATCACGGACTCCTGTAAAGACAAATTTCATGTCTTTGTACTTATCTCCCAGTACCTTATTTTCTATTTTCTTCTCTTTTATAAATTCAGAGATATCTTCTTTAAATTTTTTATATTTAGGCATACCCTCAAGAATAGAAGTTATTGTAAAGAATCCATATCCTGGGATAGTTTCAAGTTTTGCTTTAAATTCTTCATCTTCTAAGTGAAGATACTCTGTTATAGGTTTTAAAGTCTTTGTACCAAGTCTGAAAAATAAATTGCTTCCAGACATAATCATCTCTTCCGAAGCAGAAGATAATTTTTCTTCTATTTCATTTTTAAAAGAGATAGCAGAGGTTTCTCCCCAGTTTGGAAGCGAAGAAAGGCTATCTACTGAGGCTTTGTAAATCTTTCTTAAAGTATTTAAGCCATTTTTATAAAGGTCTTCAATTTTTGCATCACTTACTCCCTTTACTCCAATTTCTTTAAAGAAGTGAACAAGATTTTTAATATCTATATTCTCATTTCGTATATCAGTTTTTATCTGTGTATTTGTAGAGTCCCAGAAGTAAGGTAAATCAAGTTTAGGTTCCGTATAGTTCTCTGGGGTATTTATATGATTTTTTCTAATTTCTGAGAGATTGTCTGAGTACTTTTGTCTGAGTTTTTTAAGTTGGGAGTTCTCTATAACATGGAAATCTTCCACTTTTACTATTCTCGGTATAACATCTCCACTTCTGATTATACTTATGTTTGTACCCTCTCCAATAGAATAAAGATAAAGAAAAGATTCAGAGTCTGCATAAAGATTTCTAATAACAACACCTCCTATTTCTACTGGTTCAATTACCAAAGTAGGAACAAATATACCATCTTTAGAGAGTGTTCTATGAATGAATTTAACCTTTGTAGGATAACTTTTCTGAGGAAATCCTTTATAAGCCACAGCATAAGCAGGGTTTAAATTTGAAGATTTGAGTGCTTCTCTACTCTCTTTATCATTTATATCCAGAACAAGTCCATCTATATCTATATCAAGTGTTTCTCTAAAATCTTCAAAGATGGAGTCAAGTGTCTCCTTTGTAATTCTTTTTAAAGGAAGTAAAATGCAAAGAAGTGAACTGTCAAGTGTAAAATCTTTTATAAATTCAAGAGTTTGATGTTTATCTTCATATGTTTTACCTTTTCCATAGAATATGACACTTAGATACGGAAGAAAATTTTCATCTGGTTCTACGGCTGACATGAGTCCAGCCACTGTATTTCTAGTATTTTTATAGGGTGTAAGACCTCTTTCTTCTCTTATTTTGTTCATTTCTTTAAGTGCTTCTCTTTTAAGTACAATTTCTCCAAAATAGACACCTTTTTCAAAAGTTGGAATACCTATAACTTCCACAAAAGATGTAATATCAAATCCCTCTGTTCCTGTACCACGACTTAGTGCTGTATATTCTCCATTTTCTGAAAATTCTACACATATACTTATACCATCATATTTTGGAGTAATTACGAGCATATCATCATCTTTGCACCTTTCAAGCCACTTTTTAATCTCTTCATCTGTTTTAATCTTATCCAGACTTCCCATAGTAATAGGAAGTTCTCTAAGTGGCTTTCCATTATGCGTATAATCCATTACTTTTGGATTTCCATCAGATATATTATCTGTAAAAGATAAAAGGAAATCATACTCTTCATCAGAGATAACAGGCTCTCCAATTCTATACATCTCATTTGCATAGATGATCATTTCATCTATGTTATTTAAATTACTGTGAGATGATTTTTCAAGTTTTTCTTTTATAACAGTTAAGTCCATAAATTTGTGAGTTTTATCTTTTAGTATCAGTAATAAAAAGTCCTGTAAGAAGTCCAAGAAGTATAAAAAGGACATAAATGAGACAGTCCAGGATAACTTGCTTGGTTGTAGGTACTTTTATATTAAGTTGTAAAGTTTTTGGGTCATCTTTAGAGAGTTTACCATCAAATTTAAAATCTACTACAATACCACCTACAAATTTAACAGCAACAGGATTTTTACTTCCAGGTCTAATTTCTATTATTCTACCCTCTCCATATACAGGGTGGACAACTGGTGTACCTATTAAAAAACTATCTTTCATTACTTTAAAGTATTTTATAATTTTATTACTTTAAAATGCAAGATGTTGCAAAATCCTGGAAAACCGTTCTCCCATTTGGATTTCCGAAAGTATAAATATATATGATAATTTCTTAAAAAATAATTTAATATGTCAACAGGATTAATATCACTCGGAGACATCACTGGAAAATATAAAGCAAGTGGTGTATATTTTACTCATAGAGATGGTACTGCTGTTCCTACTGCTACTGGTAATGAGCCAGTAAGACTTATTGCTGGATTTTCAAGAACTGGTGTATTCAATGTACCTGTTCTTATCCAGAAAGGAGACTTGGATACAGCAAGAAAACTTTTTGGGACAAGAGATAGAGTACTTGAAAGACAGGGTTCTTTCTTTCATAAAAGTATAGAAGTAGCACTTGCATCTGGGAGTGTACTTGCCTTAAACTTACTTAAAACTAATAACTCAGTAAATGAACAGGGAGAACCTACAGCAGATGCTGATAAAGTAGAATTTAAAACATTCTCACTTGATCCAAGTACACCAAATGGAGAAACTCATGAAAGACTACTAGCGTCTTATTATAACAAAACAAGATTCTGGAAGCCAGATCCAAAGTACTTAACTGCTAACGGTACTGTACTTGATAAGCAAAGTAGATTATTGTCTTTAACTAACCTTTCTAAGAGTCCAATTTCTGTACTTATTAGAAAGAGTCAAGTGAAAGGATTTGATATTACTGCACTTGAATGGTATAAAGATGTAGAACTTATTCCAGCATTTATGAAATCATCAGATTTAATTTCTGACTATTTCATCGATGTAATTGTACTTTCTGGAGATTTCTCAGCTTCTCAGTATCCAGTGCTTTCTTCACATCCAGTATTTGGTAAGTATTTTACTTCTACAGGACTTCGAAAAGATCTTCTTGAAGAATTTTTAAATCTTAAAGAAGTAAAAGTTAAACAAATTTATACAGGTACTGTTATTCCTAACTTTGTAGATGGTAATGGTATCAATAGAAATATTCAAAACCTTATCAATTCTAATACTAACTTTGATGGTCTTCTTTGTGCTATCAATGAAAAAGAACTTGATAAGTATATTACAAAGACTAACACTGCACATCTTGACCTTATAGGAAATAGACTACTTGAAAAACCAGTAGAAGAAATCAATTTCCTTTCTTACAAAGGTGGGCTTGTAGATAAGATAGAAACTCAGATTGTAAAAAGTGAAAAATCTTTATATATCAATGCTGATGGAGAGGGTCTAGTATGGACTCCTGCAAGTGGACTATCTGCTGAGGCTACTCTTGTAGTTCCAAATACAGATCCATTCTTTGAACAAATTTACACAAGAGTAAATGTAGGTAGTACTCTTGAGGGAGAACAAGCTACAGCAGAAGTAAGAAGTGTGGATAGAACTTCACAAAGTGTAACACTGAAACTTTCTGCTATGAAGCCTGGGACTACTGATTGGAAACTTAAAGGTGGTTCTCTTCCAGAAGAAGATTACAAGAGCATAAACACTGTGGAAGATATGACAAAAATTGTTGTATCAGCAGGTAAGAAAACTGGAAGTAGATGGGATACAAGCATTATGAATGAGCATGAAGTATCATTTAGATCTTCTACTTTACTTGAAAAAACAGCAGAACTTTTTGCTGGTATAGAGAGTATGCTTATGGATGGTGGAGTTACAGTAAGAAACAAATTCCCTATCTTAAACTTTACAAACAACTCTTCAAATCCTGTAAAAATAACACTTAAAGTTACCAATGGAAGTGGAGATACTGAACATACTTTAGAAATTCCAGCAGAGAAAGAAGTAAATGCTTTACTTACTGATGGTACTAAAAATCTTAAGTGGTACAAAATTCATGATACTCCAATTGATGTACAGATTAAAGATAACAAAATCTATGCTTCTCATATGTCTTCTCTTTATAAGAAAGCAAAAGATAAAGACATAATCACTGGGGACTACTATGATTATAACAGTGAAAAAACTTATCTTAAAATTGAATTCTCGTACACAGAAGAGGGAGAAAGAGTCCTAAAAATTACTGGATATGAAGATATGGAACTTACAAGAGAGAAAAATCTTACTGAAGAAATTGTAAATGGAGGTAAGATAGTGAGTGGTAAAGGTACTTCGGTAATTACTCTACCTATAAAGAAAAAATCTGATGAAACTTCTGTAATCGTAGATAAAGCATACAAAGATTACTTAAAAGTTGGACAATTCCTTGTAGCCCAAGAAAATGGAAAACCTACACTTGCAAGAATTGTATCAATTAAGAATGTAATGGAGGCAGGTCTTCCATCTCTCTTGGTGTCTACAAATGGAAATATTAAACTTTCAGAAAGTGGAGAAATAGAAAGAAGACTTCCAATTGAAGATATGTTCTCTGAATATGATCTTTCTTGTCTTAAAGGATTCTCACTTAAAGATCATCACTTACCAAATAATACAGACCTGAGAGTAAGAGAAATCTACTCTGTAATGACTGATACAGTGATGGCAAAAACTTTGGTAGATCCAGAAATGGTAGATTTCAGATACTTTGTGGATACCTTTAATAAAGGACTTACTCCAGAAAGTAAAAGTTATCTTTCTAAACTTATTCAAGGTAGACAAAGATGCCTGGGTATCCTAAACTGTCCTACTCCAGAAGAATTTATGGATAGTGTAGATCCAAGATTTACAAACACACCAAGTGCAGAAGATCCATTCCCTGGACTATCAGCCGAACTTATCAATAAAGGTGGTAATATAGATGAAAATCCAAGTTTCCTTTATACATTACCACAAGAAGTAAGTGGAGCATCTTATGTAGGTTTCTACTTCCCTAATATAGAAGTAAGAAATGATGATGGATCTATTTCTTCTGTACCTCCTGCATGTTTTGTAAGTAATAACTTTGTAGAGAAATATAAAACTAATCCATACCTTGCAGTTGCTGGTATGAAGAGGGGTATTATTTCTGGAGAGGGAGTAACAGGAGTAACTCTTCCACTATCTAAAAGTGACAGAGGAGAACTTGAAGAGAAAGGAATCAACCCAATTTATAGAAGAAATGATGGTTCTATTGTAATTATGGGTAATGAAACAGGATTCCAAAAGTATACTTCTATTCTGAACAATATTCACGCAAGAGAAACTCTTATCAACATAGAAATTGATCAAGAACAACTCCTTGCTGGATTTATGTTTGAATATAATGATGATACAATGCGTACGCAAGTTCTTTCTATTCTTGACAATTATTACTCTAATCTTAGAGATGTTTATGGTTGTATAGAAGAATTTGATGTTGTATTTGATAGAAGTAATAACCCAGATTGGGTAGTTAGAGAAAATACTTCAATAGTGGATGTTATAGTGAAGATTCCTAATGTAACTAAGAAATTCATCAATAGAATTACTCTTAGTGGAAACTCTACAATTGTAGGTAGTTTTACAGCAGTATAAGAGTAAAAGAGTTTTTACTTTTGAATCCTGTAACATAGAAAACAAGAGACCCCTGCTGATATTTTAGCAGGGGTCTCAATGTTCAAAATTTATAAGTGAAAATATCCGTAAGTATATTATGATTCTCTTGAACCCAAAGTTTCACTTAAATCTTCTCCATTTCTTGAAAGCCTTACATATTCACTTGTTATAGGATAAAATGTACCTGCTTCCATAGATTTTGTTCTGATAGAGATAACTGCATCTGAAAGTTTGCTCTCTATAATGATGTCTTGTATCCATTTCCCAGCCACGAAGACATACACAGGAGAACCTACTACATACTTAGGGACACTAAATAACTGTGAACTAAGTTCCTTAATCTTCCGGGTACTCTGCTTGGCTTTTACAAGATAATAAGCAGTACTGCAAAACAGGAGTACTGCAAGTATGATTGTAATATAAAAATAAACAGTCATAAGTTTTGAATGATTTTTAAAAATTCTCATATCTATTTCCTTATAGAAGAGCATCTCCTGGAGTAAATACAGTCCCAGTTTCTGTAATCATCATTCTTGTATAGTCTATTTCGAATTCTATTTTGTGATCTTTAATGACACCATCTCTGGACTTTAGAACTTTCATATAATATCTACGGGCTACTTTCATTTCTGGAGTTTGGATAATACCCAAGACACAATCTGGTCTATGAAGTATACCTTTGGATTCACTACTCATACTCATAGTGATATCTTCTGCACCAAATCCAGTTCCAGAAAGTTGATGAAGTATTATCATTGCCCAATTGTTATCAACTCCCATTTTATAGAGATCATT